TGAGCAACAGTACTGGTTCTCCGACCGGTTAGCGACTGATGAAATTCTTCGCTTCGCTGTCTTATCGACAAAATTACGTGCGATGAGAGAGTGTACTGAATCTGTAAAGGTTACAGCTGTACCAAAGACGTTTAAAAGCGCACGCATGATGGCGCCTGATACCGTAACGGGAGGTTTTATATCCCAGGGATTAGGCACCTACATACGTGAGCAGCTCGAATCCTCGACGCATATAAATCTAAGTAGGGCCCAGGCTAAACACCAGGACCTTGCTCAGAAGAGCTCTGTTAGCGGCTATCACGCCACTGCGGATCTCACTCGCGCATCGGATTCGTTTATGGAGTGGCATCTCAAAGCTATGCTTGAACCTTCTTGGTTCTCTGCAGTTATGCTTTGTTCGATGTCTAAGGCAGATGTTGATGGTGAAGTCATACCGTTAGCGTCGCGATGCCTTATGGGAACAGGTTTTACCTTCCCACTTCAAACGCTGCTCTTTTACTCACTGCTACAAGCAATTGTAGTACTTCTAAAGAAGACCTGCAAAGTCTACGTCTTCGGGGATGATTTGATTTACCCCGCGACGCTGCATAAGTATGTTAGCCGTATTCTTAAAGAACTCGGTTTTACACTTAATGCAGAAAAGACATTTCCTGTAGGTCCTTTTAGGGAGTCCTGCGGTGGTGATTACCACACAGGTGTGGATGTGAGGCCTACGATGCCAAAGGGTGTTAGCCAACGGCTAAAACCCCGAGCGTATGAGGCCCAGTGTTATTCTTTGATCAACCAATTGTTGCGCAGATGGGAAATAGCTGAGATACCTCGTGCTATCGCCTACCTCATGGATGAGGCTAGGTCGGTTGCTAAAGGTTCGAAGCTTTGCGCAGTTCCGCCCGACGCGCCAGATTATTCTGGTGTCAAGACGGATCTATGCAATTTCCCAATTCCTAGGTATGTTTTCAATACACCTAGGCGCACAAAACGTCAATCTTATCTTACACGTGTCATTGCGACACAGCCGATTTATCGGCTTGTAGAGAGGGTACCAATATACTATTGGGACGTTATGAGGCAAGGCTCCGCCAGAAGTGAGTCCTTCGTCTATTATGATTCTCGTAATAACGTACAGCGTGGTATTTCAAACGCTGGCGTGTGGCACAAAGCCTATCGAGAATATGTAAACGAAGCACAATTGTTGAAACCATTCCTAAGGGAGACAGATAGCGAAGCTATGCGTCTGTTGTGCGTAGGAGACCTCGTAGAAATAGGAGGTCGCCTTGTAAAACTTCGTAAGAAGTCAAAGCACGTAGGAATGTTGGCTACGGCCAAGAAGGGTACACAACGGTACAGGTATGCCGATACGAATGTATCTGCATGGAAGGGCGTCTAGCATTCTATATGCTGGACGTTC